ACATACTAAAATAGCAAAACAGTTGCAAAAGCATCTTTTAGAAAACTTTACTGAAGAAAATCAATATGCCAAATTTGCCAACGCCGTTTATGCTCAAAATGAAGATGATTGGTTGTCAGAAGTTGCTAGCATTATTAAGGAATACAAATGAAAAAAATAGTTTTTATATCTGATTTTTTTTTAGATCATGTTGTCGGAGGTGGCGAACTAAATGATCACGAGTTGATTCAACTTTTGAGAAAAACTAATAAAAATGTAGAATGCTTCCAGTCCCATTCAATTACTGTTGACTTTTTAAAACAAAACAAAGAGTGTTTTTTTATTATATCTAATTTTGTAAATCTGAGTTATGTGTGTCGAAATTATTTATTTAACTTAGAATATATTATATATGAACATGATCACAAATATCTTAAAGATAGAAACCCAGCAAAATATAGAAATTTTAAAGCTGACACATCAGATATAGTAAATTACCACTTTTATAAAAATGCAAAAAAGGTGATATGCCAATCAAACTTCCACAAAGATATAATGAAAAAGAATTTAAATCTAGATAACATTATTTCTGTTTCTGGAAATATTTGGTCTAAGACGGTATTGGATAAACTTAGAGTATTATCACAAAACGAAAAAAAAGATGCTTGCTCCATACTGCATTCGAATATATGGCACAAAAACACACATGGTGCAATTGAATATTGTAATAAAGAAAAATTAGAATATGATTTGATACAAAGTCAGGATTACGAAACTTTTTTAGATCTATTGTCCACAAATGATAAATTTATCTTTTTACCTAAAACCCCTGAAACGTTGTCTAGAGTTGTAGTTGAAGCAAGAATGCTGGGTTGCAAGGTTATAACAAATAGCCTGGTTGGAGCCTCAAAAGAACCGTGGTTCCACCTTAAAGGATTAGAACTTGTTGATTACATGGACAGCAAAAGAGAAGAAATTGTAACTATTATCCAAAATATAATTAATGACCCTTTTTACCAAACAGAAAGACCGTTAATATCAGTTGTAGCTACATTTTATGAAGGTGAAAAGTTTTTAGAGGGATTATTACAAGATATAACCTCACAAACTATATTTGATAGATGTGAACTAATACTTATTGACACTGCTTCACCTGGCAGAGAAAAAGAAATTGTTGACAAATATTTAAAAAAATATAATAATATATTGTATTATCGATATGATGAAAGATACAACCCCACTGTCGGTACAAATATCGCACTCCAAAAGGCTAATTCTAATTATGTTACCATAGCAAATATAGATGATAGAAGAGATGTTACATTTTTAGAAGAAAGTTATAATTGTATCAAAAATAATAGTGAAGCAAAATTAGTGTATTCTGATTGTTATGTAACTTCCAAACCAAATGAGCAATTTCAAAAAAATAAGAACTATGAGGGACTTATGGAGCACTCAGTTCCTTTGTTTTCTAAGGAAAATATGATAAAATGTCTCCCTGGTCCAATGCCCTTTTGGGACATAGAAATAAACGAAAAATGTGGTTTTTTTAGTGAAAAATATAAGTATGCAAATGATTGGGAAATGTGGCTACGAGCCGTTAATAGTGGATTTGTATTTATTAAAAATGAAAAACCGCTGGGATTATACCTTTCTGGCGGAAGATCGCAGAGCGAGGATCCTGAACAAAGAGTAGAAGAAGCGCAAATATTTTATAAGTATAGCACCGTATTTGGGCAAAATTTTTATAACTATAAACCTTATTTTGATCAATTTTTGAGGAACGCAAAATGAAAAACAGAAAATATCTTCCAACCTTATCAGAATTAATTGATAGATTGTCTATTGCACAATTAAAAGAAGTTTTTATTACAGAGCATAAACAAGAATATAGTAAAGAAATATCTGATATTTTACATGATATAAATTTGACACTTAAAGAAAACGATGTTATATTAGACAGTGATAGCATAAGGGCAATTGTTGTATTAGCTCAAATGAATTTACATATTTGGCATAATGAATCAAATTATAGAAAAGGCATTAAAGACGGTAATAATTTAGAGCTTACTCATGGCTTGAATGGGATTAGAAATACCGCAAAGAATAAAATTCAAGAATTGGCAGGAGGCAGAAAGGATTATAAAATTGATTGTTTAGCGGCAGAATTTAAAGATTGGGAAATTAGTTGGAGAGACGGTGACGACGATTGATATACAAGATATATTTACTGAAGATTATCGTATTAAAAATGTGCCTAAAGATTGTGTTGCTATTACCGCTTCTGCAATCCGATGTGAACGATGGCTAGATTTATATGAATATTTTGTATCTACAAATCAACATAATTTAATTTTTATATTTTGTGGATATAAAAAACCAGATTTTGAATTACCCAATAATTTTTTCTATGTTTTTTCCGAACAAGATCCAGCAACTTGTAATGAAATTTGTTTAAGAATCGCTCAAAGTATACCAGAGGTCAAATATGTTATGACTATTGCAGATGATTGTTATTTTTCAGAAAATGTGGTTGATATTTTGGTTTCTGAAATTTCAAAACATCAGGATGAACTTGTTGAGATAGGTATTGGATTTTGGGGTAATGAAGAGGACAATTTACAAGAGCCGTTGCCTCTAAAATTTTATAATCATGATGATGAAAGTTATGATTTAACAATATGTGGTATGCGTACCAAAGCAACGTGTAAAAAAGTTGGTAGTATAGATAAGAGATTTAAAGGTCAATATTGGGATATTGATAGAACTTTGAGATTGTTGCAAATGGGTGGAAAAATTAAATCTATTGAACATCTTAGGATTACCGAAATGGGCGTAGGTAGTCATTTATTGGGTCCGAGATACTTCCATCATGACAGACCATTATTGGAATCCTTATGGACCTTAGACGAAAGTGGAGGCAAGTGTTCTGAGTTTAGAACGGATTCATTGCAACAATATGAAAACGCAGATCTTTTAGGGGAGATTTGGATTCATGAATAAGACAGTTATAGTTGCTCCAGCAATTAAAACAAAGCTTTGGAAATCAGTATATAAAGACTTTTGTAGAAGTAAAGTACCTTTTCATATAGTGTTTGTTGGACACATTAAACCAGACTTTATATTGCCGGAGAATTTCACTCATATTTATTGTGAACTTAGCGCTGCTGAGTGCGCTGAAATAGCATATCGTTATGCTTATAAACACATAAACGATGCAAAATATATTATTAATATAGCCGATGATATTAAATTCCCAGAATATTTTTTAGATAAGTTAATTGACTTTTATAATCAAAAGATAGAGGAACATAAAAATGACTTCTTATTGGTGAGCCCAATGGCAAATGGGTTTTATGATGAAGAAAATTTAATGGCATTTTATAATGGTGGACCTGTATTACTTGGGAACATGTTAACTACAATTGAAAATTCAAAAAAAATTGGAGGAATTGATAAAAGATTTAAAGCCATTTATTGGGATTGTGATAGGCATTTAAGGGCTCATATGTTAGGAGGAAATGTTATTTTTGCAAGTGCTGATGAACTTCCTCCCGCTAAAGAGATAGAATATAATAATACTGGAGGCTTGTGGAAAACATTTGGCAGTGTAGACATGGGCTTGCTTAGAGATATGTGGAAGATAACACCAGGGGGAGACAAAGAAATTTTTTGTTCTCATTTGGCGAACCATGGGGCTGGTCGTCCCACAAATATGTTAATTAAAAACAATTTAACCTTAACAAGAGACAGTGATGTCGAAGAATATGATGAACTTTATTTAGGAAAATATTATGAGTAGAAAAATTTTAATTTGTGGGGGCACAGGCTTCATAGGTAGAAACTTAGTAGAATATTTTAATACTTTGGATGAATATGAGGTGTATGCTACAGGGTTTAAAAGGGAACTTACAACTTTGCCAACTGGAAGATTTTTTAAAGTTGACCTCACTAACAAACAACAAGTAGAAAACTTGTTTACAAATAATCACTTTGATGTGGTTATACAAGCTGCAGCTAGCACATCTGGATCAAAAGATATATTGGAACGACCATATCTTCATGTAACTGATAATGCACTAATGAATGCATTAATATTACAAGCTTGTTATGATCATGATGTTGGGCATTTTTTGTTTACAAGCTGTGGTGTAATGTACAATCCCGAACGCTCTCCTGTAAGAGAAGTAGATTTTCATATTGAAGAGGATATATTTTCAAAATATTTTGGCGTGGGCTGGACAAAAGTATATGTCGAAAAATTGTGTAAATTTTATTCTGGTCTTGGAAAAACCAAACACACGGTAATGAGGCTTAGTAATGCATATGGACCACATGATAAATATGATTTAGAAAAATCTCACTTTTTTGGTGCCACAATTACCAAAGTTTTGCAAGCAAATGATGGTGATGAGTTGCTTGTATGGGGTGATGGTTCTACAGAGAGGGATTTATTGCACGTTGATGATGTTGTATCATTTATACACAAGGCTATAAGTAACCAAGAGAAAAAATATGAACTTTACAATGCTGGCTATGGAAGTTCATTTTCTGTAAAACAAATTGTTGAGATGATTATTGAACAATCTGGTAAAAATTTAAAAATTAAACATGATTTAACTAAACCAAGTATTAATACAAAGCTGGCACTACTTTCTGATAAGGCTGAAAAAGAAATCGGATGGCAACCAAATATTTCTATAAAAGAAGGTATAAAAAAAACAATAGAATGGTATAATAATACAAACGGA